GCAACAATCACATCACTTAAATTCGTTAAAGGGAAAGCGTTAGAATCACTATCATCATGCGTATGCCCACTCGTAACGTCAAAATCTATCTTTGCTTCGGCAACATCAGCACCAGTAGCAAAATTGGAATTAGTTAACCCTCCATTAAGTATAGAACTTATATCGCTTTGTATATCTTGAAGATGTCCACCGGTAATTATAGCGCCGTTGTCCGTAGCACTCCATCCCTTTGTCCAAATTACATTGCTCATATTATACCTCGTCAGACCAAGCGGTCCATTGTAATACTGCCCCAGAAACAGGCTGATAAACACTAAAACTACCTGCCACACCCGCTGACTGCGGTGTGATTGCCGTAATAGACCCTGCAACATCCTCGTCTATAAGATCAGTAATTCCTGCCTGATTAGAATAGTTCAGATCTGCCGGATGTGGAGCAGCAGTAATAAAATCATAATACCCTATAAAGTTCTCCAAGATATTCTCTGCCGCTGCCGGAGTAGCATCAGGAAGTTGAACCACTCTAATGTACTTAGGAGTCCAGCCAGTAGTTATTACTTCCGTCACACCGTCTCCAGTAAATGTACCAATGGCACACCCTCTGTCTATATAAGTCATACTGTTTGGAACTAGATTCGTCCTATTGTGGATAACCCCTACCAGCCGGTAATAAGTTGTCCCGTCATCATCCAATAGATATCTCAATGGGTACTCTACCGTTGTATCGTCCGTATACGACAATGTAGGAGCGGAGTTTTCGTCACCCAACTTATAGGCAACTGAACCGCTACTATTATAAGCATATATGTATATAGGACCATCCGCCGGTTCATCTCCCTGCGCACCGCCGTCAGGAGTAAGATAGTTGGCCGTTACGCTTACATCTATACTGGCAGAGGCCGCCACAGACGTTATCATAACACCACCGATATCGATAGCTACCGGGCCTACTGTAAGGTTAGCGTTATCTACCCAAGTTATCTTACCCCCGCGCATGTAATGTTTCGGAGGGATAGCCAAAGTAGCATCAGTTCCGTTATGTGTATGGCCACTACTAGCGTCAAAGGATATTTTACTTTCTAACAATGCTGCTCCAGAAGAGAAGTTAGCATTAGTCAATTCCCCATTGACAACCGAAGATATATCATTCTGTAAATCCTGTAAATGCGTTCCAGTGATAATCGTTCCGTTGTCCGTAGCACTCCATCCCTTCGTCCAAACTATATTACTCATATGTTCTCCTAGGTTAATTTAGTATAAGCATCAGTATAATACCAATTTCCACTAGCATAAATATATTTCCTTAATGTCGCTCCTGTAAGGGCATGTCTTACTTCCCCCTCAAACCCCGGATCTCCCAAGGTAGGAGTAGCCGACACTATCTTTGATTCGTATTCACCCCCGTTAAGTATTTGAACTATATTTTCCATCATAACCCTAACCCGGCTGTCTACTGTTTTTGGTAATCTGTAATCTGTCACAAGCATTATACCTGCCTCGCCTTTGCCACCTTACGGCCTATGAGATTATAAGAATATAAAGACCACGGAATACCATAATGTTTTGAGCTAGTCTTAAATTGAACATTTTGTAACTGTGAATCTACGGATATTGTGTTTTCTCGTATTTCTCTAGCTGCTCCTAATGTAGCCGTTCCTAGAGTAGTATCTACACCCAAATAATATTCACCGTTTATAGTAGACATCTTTATCGTCTCTGCCGCACTCCAGGAATCTATATAATCTGGTCTAAACTGGAAAGATACTGTTTTATTACTCAAAGACCTTACAGCGCTTGTAACTTCAAAAACCTCACTTAAAGTAGCTGGATCCAAAATCATCTTAGGAGTAGTATGGTATGCCGCTATGCGATTCCCGACTTCAATACTAGATATCTTGGGAGTAGTAACTAATGCGTTCGCTGTCCTCTGTAATTTCAAATAATATAAATCAGTAGTATCTGAAAAAGCGTTATTACCATCATCATCATCTGCCTTTGCCCAAGCACTAGGTAAATCATATTCAATAACCCCGGAACCAGTAAACCCAGATGTTCCGTCAGTTGCAGTCAATGCCGTATACACTCCAGCAGTAGAAGTGGAATAAGAAGCTACGAGCCCTACATCAGAACTGCCTGCTTGCTGCATATTCACCACTACCATATTGAAAGGAACTACAGACCCAATATATATACTGTCATTATCAGCCAGATAAACAGCTTTATACACATCAAAGACGTCATCATCATCAAAATCATTGTCAGTACCACCTGAGAAGCCACCAGTTGCCATTAGCCGTGCGTTCGTGCCTGCACCGTTAGCTATGCTCGTTACGATACCAAAGCTCTGATCTGACTTGTTTAAGAGGTAATCCCCGGCAACTACTCCTCCGGTTGTGAAGTTCTCAGAAGCATCTTCTGCATAAGCCGCATCATCTCCACCGTCATGCGTGCCGCTATCGAATCCACCAGGAGTTAATACATGAGTCCCTATGTCTATCAATGACCCGTCTACTCCTTGTTCAACATTACTTAAAGGAGCCTGATCATAGTCTCCATATCCCCATCTATAAGAATGTCCCTCATAATCTGAAGTTATTGTCCGTCTTCGTCCGCCAGATTCAATGACACTAGCACTTGATTTGTATCTCTGTCCAGCAAAAGGCCAGCAAGCTCCAGTATAATAATTATAAATAAGTCCATGCGACATATCCGAACTGCCGCCATTACCAACGAAAAGGATATACCAATGCTTTGCCGGATCTATGATCGCATGAGCATACTTCATAGCCCCATCGTTTAATGTCCCTAACGAAATAGGCGCCACACCGTTCGTCTCTTCAAAATTATCCGATACGGCTCTAGAATCAAATCCATCAAATTCTCTTAGTCTCTTATCAGATCCCAGGAATATAATAACTTCTGAACCGTCTTTTTTGGTAACATTTTGGATAGACAAGGGAGATCTCGAACCAACTCCAGTCGTTATCTGCCTAACTGACCAATACGGAGATCCACCACGAAAAGTCACTTGATGTGTACTCCATTGCTTAAAAGCGTAGAGTCTATCGTCAAGTTCACCCCAGCCTATCAGTTCATCACCGTCATGTGTTTGGATATTCCAAGTTCCACCGTTCTCAAAATCATCGAAATCATTAACTTCAGAATAGAAGAAAGTATAAGGATATCCCGGCACTCCACACATAAGTAAATGATCTTTATATACCTTAGGATGTTTTCCCCGGCCCGCGGAACTTGTAGTGCTAATATTCGTCATAACAGTATCGCCAGACTGCATCGTCTTAGCATAGTCATTAGACCAATTACATACTATAAGATTACCCAGATAGTTCTCACATTGTATAATGTCATCTTTCATGCCGGTTTGTAAGCTATCCCAAGTACCGTCCAATTCATCCATCTTATAGTATGTAGTACCGAAAGATCCTATAAGAGTTCCCTCAAAATCAAAAAGTCCGTTACCCTCTTTTGTCCCGGCACCGACTTGCGCGGTATTCAAAAGCGTAGCACCTGGTCTGCTATGTAAGGCGCCGTCTTCGTCCGCATATGTATCCATACAATCCGGAGAATATTTAAAAGGAAGATCGTTTATCTCTCTTTTCTTAGTAGCTAACCCACCAGAAAAATCGTTAATATTACCCGCATACTCTCGCATGTAAACCATATCATTTTCTCCTTCTATAAGGATCGCGATATCCGCCACTCTGTCCGTGTATCCTTTTATTCGATAAGGACCTGTGAGCAGGCATTAAACTGTCATATATAGATTTCCATCTTACTGCTTCTTTATCCGTAGGAGCCGTTCTTAGAGCCGCACCATAAATCATAGCAGCGTCAAACCTAGCCGGCCACAACGAGGCCCTAGAGATAGTGTACGCTGTGCTAGTCCTAGCAACGCCCGCATACGATGAAGTCAACTCAAGTGATGTTGCATCTGTTATAGAAGATATCGGATACCATGTACTTTCACTCCCGGTACCGTCTGCGTCTATTCTAAAATAATATGTATATGTAGAAGTATCTACATTCGATGTAACATTCCATACTGTCCCTATACCGGTAACAGTAGGATCTGCCGTAGTAGTGGCAGTCCCCGTGGTATACTCCATCATAGGTGTAAGCATAGGAATATATGAATAATGGAATGTACGCGAGATATCGTCTTGTGGGAAGATATAGATATATGGAACTCCGTTCACCCATTTAACGGTATATTCGTTAGGAGTAGAATGTAAGTGCATTGCCTTCTTCTCAAATTCACCGTTCTCTTTAGGACGTAAGAATTGTCTGGATCCATTCGTCCACCAATAAACAACCTCCGGCTCTTCATAATCATCCTGCATCATATTAGAGAAGTCACTTGCCAAGGCATACCTATCGAATGTTAACCGGTAAGTTCCGGCACTTACAGCATCATCTACCCAAGTAGTAGGTACGGAAAGATCCAATGTTGTTGCCGCGTTATACGCTACACGATACACGGCCTCTTCATCATCAGCTTTCAATAACCCTCCATCTGAATTAGCAGAAGTCCATACAGTAGCCGCCCCGGTTATCTGAGTACCGTTTGCTGCTACTGTAATTGTACCGGTACTATAATCAGCAATAGATTTTACAGTAGCCTCTTTACGGAGATTATCTTCGGGAAGCAATAACATGAAGTCTGTCATATATACTTCGTTTATCGCACCTTTGTATTTATACTCAGAGGACGTATTTTGAGCATTATCACGGATAAGTTCTCCTTGCGTCCGCTCAACTAACTCACTAAACGGTATCCTTGTGACATTCGACATATCAATCTCCTTCTTTTTTATAACCGTTTATACGTCCTAGGGTAGCTGTTATTTCTTTATTCTGGATAGCAAACTCTTTATGATCTTCTATTTGATCCAGATGTTCTTTCTTGACGCGATCCATGAAAAGATCCTGTTTAGATATCAACCTATCAATAGCCGCAGTTTGTCTTTCAACAGATATTCCCATCCTTTTTACCAAATACACAACCATCCAGGCACATAAAGCAAATGATCCAGCGGCCAAGCCTACCTCTTTTAACATCCTCATTCCCTCAAGCCAACTCATATATTACCCCCGATTCAACTGCTTCAAATATGCCTTCTAAACGACTTAGTCCAAATATATTACTAATATCCCACCATCAAGATCCTCGACATACAATCCGTCTACTATCCAGGGACTACCACCAAAAGTAATACCCCATCCCATAGTATCAGGTCCGTCTTGGAGAGCGGCAGTCTCATTTACCGCAGCACGAGTGCTGATACAGATATCTCCATCTTTATCTTTATACTTTATAATTAGATCATCGTCATTCGCTATGTCTCTATTAGACTCGGAACAACTCAGCCATTGCATAGCTCTAATATGCAAAGATCCGTGTGGAGCTCCAGCTACAGCAGAACCAGCCGGACCACTACCGCCTATTTGCGTATCAGTAGTATCTATCGTGATTATCGTCCCATTATATCTGTTACTCATTTTATTCCTCCTTGCTTTTTCTTCGGTCTGAATCTCTCCACGTCTGTTACATTAGGATGATCAGGCTCAAGAGTCCTCATAATATTCTTAAATTCCCTAACCTTATCATCGTTCTTTTTGCACCAAGCAACATTCCTCTCTACTGACTTGTTCTCAGACATCTTATCCTTATCTACAACCACCGCAGTTTTTATAACACCATTCTCTACTATTTCTCTATGTTTAACGGGATGCATTTCGTCCTGAGATAACATCCCTACTCTAAATTCGTCCTTTAACCGTTTAGCCTTTTTCCATAAGGCATTTCTTGATTCCGAAGATAGTTTTACAGGAGTACCTCTCTCAAGGTCCTTCTCGTACTGTTTCATCTCTTTTCTCATCTCTCCCGGATCTTGCAGCCTATCCCTAACTCTAAAAGTACCTGTACCGTCATGGCTCTTCTGGTCTTGCCCATCGAGAACCTTCTTTCTCCAATTAACCTCATGCTTCAATTGTCTTCGCGCGTCTGGTGTAAAAACTTCTCTACTACTCTCCACTCTCGCCGTACTCTCTCTTTTCAATATTATCATGGTTGCAACACTCCCCCAATAAGTGCTTTATTTTTAATATGCCCCTTTTCAACATTTTCCCCAGCGGTATCCTGTAGCCACCTCATGCCGCAATATTTACATTCTAAAAGATACACATGCGGCTGTACCCTTTGAATGATCTTTATCTTGGCTTTACGAGCATTAGGATAAGGCTTATGGCTAGGACAATCGCCTTTCCAAGTGCAAACTAGATCATCTGGTAACATCTTATTTTTATCCTGCATCCATCCGCTCGTAAACATCCAAGGCATTATTTACTCCCCTTCTTTTTTTGACTTTACTTTTTTCTTTTTCTTCTTCAGAAACCGTCTATTATAAGTTGAAGGTTTTGAAACGGTTCCACCAGCCATTATATCCTCGCTTCTCTTATTGCATCTTCCTGGTCCATGCCTCCGTCTACTAACTTATGCACCTTTTCCCAATCTACCGTATCTTTCTTAACCACTTTCTTTTCTTCTTTCTTAACCACTTTCTTTTCTTCTTTAGGATACATATTATTCCTCCTCTTCTTGTTTTCTAACTTCCATGATTAAAGCGGAGATTTTACCCCCGCTTTAATCATAAGACTTAGGTAGTTGCAACACCTACAACACTCGTAGTCGTTCCATTCAAACCATCAACCCACACGTTACCATTATGGGCACCTACATCAGCAACCCCGTACATCATGGAGTTCTGAAGTATTACAGGAGCGCCACAAGCATCATGTGCTATCAAGCCAACAGTCATGCTAGTACCAGTACCTTCAATGTTGTTTATGAAAGTACAGTTCTTGAATAGAAGAAAACCGTTAATATCCGCAGCAGCATCTACTTTGATAAAATAGTTGTCTCCACTATCGTTCCTTGCAATACAAACACAATCAAGGAAGATATTGCGTTCCGCGGCAGTAGTAACCTCTATGCAAGCATTAGTTGTTGATCTTAATACAGTATCCACACCAAACGTACATCTTTCAAATACGTTCTCGTTACCACCATCTATAAGTAAATCACAAGCAGACGCCTCATCACCTGCGTCTGCATCACCAATACCAATAACATCAACATTATAGAAATAATTACGTTGACCGCTGACATCTAGTCCACGAGAGGCTATGCCATCACCTGCTCCCCAATGCTGTATCGCTACATTGGCTATTACACAAGCATCAGCAGTTACATCAATTACAGCGTTGGCCGTAAGAGCTGCACCATTTACAGGTGTTATTCTCGTTCTCTGGGATAGCATACACGGCGCACCCAGACCTACAAGATGTGTATTGTCCTTATTCCAACTTACAGGAAGATTGGACTCGCGCGCTGTACCGGAAGTGTTACCATCACCTATTAGATAAATAGTGTCACCCTTATTAGCTACACACTTATTGTGTGCCGCTTGGATAGTTTTTAAAGCCTGGGCGGGTTTTTCGCCAGAATTACTATCATTACCAAGTGCAGGTTCCACGAAGAACACGTTACCCGCACTACCCATAATAGGAAGCATACCGCCCCCACCTACAGGTACTCCTCCAAACTGAAATATTTGATCTCCGAATGTACTCATTTTACCCTCCTTTAAGCTTCATCCCTCTCGGTACAGCCGTAATCGGATCGGCCATGAAGCACTGTTCAGTAGGGGCCCTGCGCCCGATTGCAAGGGCCCCTACCTAAACACATTAACTTACTAGATGTCCAAACAAGAACCTCCAATCGTCCCAAGATGTTCCACAACGATAGTATGATAGATATTTCGCTATCAACGTATCGCTATCTTTATCCTGGAAAAACTGAATTGGCTCTCTATTCCACCAGATTAAATAATCTTTCATCATGGATTTGTCATACATCCACCAGTTGTTACTATCGGTGAGACGATCCCAAATCACTAGATTATATTTACCGTGGTGAAAGTTCGCGTTATTATCCGCGGTATCTATCTTACCTTTGGAATTGATTATTTCCCAACCCTTCTCTTCTTTATTCCGAGGAATAAGTATAGAATCAGGATTAAGAGATAACTTCTCCCCTATCTCGTCATGGAAATCAAACATGTTTAACCGAGTTGTTTCCACGTTTGTAGCTGAAAGGCTCAAAGTACCTTCATTACTCTGTGTAGATACACCATTCACCGGTGACGGATGATCGCTGGCACAAAGTTCTGTACCATCTCCATCTGACGGCTCATAGGTAAATGCAAGAATAAAGATATTTGCACCTTTCTTTTCGCGACTTCTACTCGCTGAAGTTGCAAGGCCCTTAGGCATACGATTAACCGTTCTAGTCTGGTCATCCGCAACCAACTTACGCTGGATTTGTATTTGTGCCGCATATTCCGTGAAAGTAACAGTCTTATCATAGCCCTGTGTTCTTTCTACGACATCAATCTTACCGGCAAATTCCGTGTGATCTGGAACCGGCCCGGCCTGAGACATTTTTTCATAGGATTTATCCGAACTTTCTATCCCGAAAAGATCAGGCACCATTGTTGGTAACACTTGATACTGGTCCATATAGATAACCCTCATATCGACCTCAAGTAAATCTGGCCAATTGGCTGCTAAAGCTACACCTGCCATGGTCCACCTCCTTTGGTCTTAGGCTACTACGGCCCTGTAACAATGACGAAGTTGAACGATCTCACCTTCGATAAGTGTATTCTTCAGACCACCCAAAGAATCTTGTTCCCATTGCCTCAACAAAGAACGAGCCGAGGCTGCATGAGTTATCCAGTTCTCTCTAAGATCAAGAAAGATGGTAGATGAAGCTGCCGCTGTACTCGTAAGTCCAGTAGCCTCTGCATTTAACCCAACCAGTCTATGACCTATAGGAAGAACCTTAATCACATCAGAACTTGTATCTACAGTCAAAGCTGTAATCGTACAAGAACCTGACGCTGACGCTGAAATATACCTCAAAGAACCTGCATACGTTGCTGCACTATCAGTTTGATCCGTAGTGTATATCCAACCCCCGTCTATATTGTCCTCTAGTGATGTTATCGTCAGAGTAGTAGACGTAGACGCTGAAGTAACACTAACTGCATCTTCCTGATCATAAAAAGCAAAATACGTTGCATCCGGGTTTACGATAGCTTCCATAAAGTTACAACCAGTAGACTGACTTTTGCTAGGTACAGCAGAAGCCATATTGTATAACTTGGCATTCTCTTTAGAAGCATACGCCGAAGCCGAACTATGCATTGCGATACCAATGCTGTCTTCTGCCTCTGTATTCGAACCAGAATAAGCAGAAATATAATAGCCCGTAGCTCCTGTCCAAGTCCCGCTTCTCATAAGAAGCTCTCCTTCGGCAATAGCTGACGCATCATAAACAGGGATGTAGGTTCTATAAGGATAATTACCGCCTAAACATCTTGCTAACTGCATAATTATCTCCTTTGTTAACCTCTCCACATAAAACTACCACAGCACGGACATCCGCCTGTAGCTTTGGGCTGGTAGTATTTGTCCGTTACCGCGACTTTACTACCTCCCCCAACATAGTACGTTGAAGTAGTCTTCTGCGTACCGTGGCTTACACCCTTACCTGCGAATGATCCATCCTTGATTTCCGTTTCCCTGTCAGGATCGCATATCCAACCACAAAACCTACACCTTACCAAGCGAGATTCGTTACCCTTCTGCCCAAACCAGTCCTTCTGGTCTTTTGGCCTTAACGGGGCTCCTGTATGCGGTTGTGGGTATATTTCTCGGTACATAGTTAGAATCCTCCTCTTCCGTACGGTACTTCATTATTATCTCTAACGCTACAATAATCCTCCAAACTGGCTATCCTCCCTGAGGCTACCATCTTTTCGGCTTGAGCTTTTTCAGAATCAGAATTAAACTTGACATCTACTTTAGGTTTAACCGGAGGAGTCTGCCCCCCTGACGCTACTCCTGCTCCCGCTGCACCCGCAGCTCTTTTATCTTCAGCCACCTTTTTCTCTTCTTCAAGTTTTTCTTTCACCTTGTCCTCCTTTTCCCCTGCCATGCGTCTTGCGACTTCCGCCATAACCAATTCAGGTCCAGTAACCGTGTACACTACGGAGGGGTCCTTATTGTAAATCTCTGTTACCAACTTAGCTTTTTCTGTGCTCATGTCTAACTGAGGATTACCTTCGCGATCAAGAATTAAAGTGCCGCTCGCGTTTCTTTGGAACATATCCGGATGTTCGTCAAGAACACGTTTACGACTCTGAGCTCCTAAATCGTGAACACTTTGCTGGCTATGCAGATACTTCTGCCTTAGATCTGTTCCATAAGTAGGATGTTCAGCTATAAGATCGTCCCAATCTTCTTCACTTTGAGGATAGCGTTCAGTAGTAAACTTATCCTTTAAAGAATCTGAATCATTAGGCACAATAGCCGGTTTAACCTGAGTATCATTCAACCTTCCCACAAGCTCAACATTCTTACTTTCTGATCTAGCCAACGCTTCGTCTGTTTCCCGGAATTTCTTATAGATAGCGTCTATCGCTTCCTGGGTAACAGGCTTTTCTTCCTTTGGAGGTGTAGCAATCCTTGCTGCCTCCGCTTCCGCTGCCGCTTTTTCATCTGCGGCCCTTTGTTCTTCTAATGTCATCTTTCCCCCTTTTATCCGTTTGCGAGTTCTTGTATCCAACCGTCTACCCACTCGCCCTTGAGTAGTTTTGTTAGGGCATCAATCTGCCCCTGGTAATACCTTGCACCCGCAAGGTCATTTCTATTAAGATCAGACGCCTGCCTGGCCCGTAACTGGTCCACTAGAGGGACCCCCGCTTCCCATGGTCCTAGGATTCGCCGAGATAGCACCTCCCAACTGTCCTCCACCACCGCCTGCTTGATCTGCTCCATTTCCTTGCGCGCCTGATTGTGCATTCTGTGCTCCTTGATTTATTTTGTTTACATATAACATCTTCAAATCCCTTATAACCTTATCCAGAATAGCTTTTGCTTCTGGAGTCATTGTGCTGTATCTACCTGATCTCTGAAACTCCATCAATTGCGGTAAAACAGTTGCCGGGTCAAAACTGCTAGGATCTATATCCTGCATCTCCTGTTCTACAAGAGTTATGATATCTTCAACGTCCTGAGCGTTAGCTTCAGCTCCAGCCGGTTTAGGCCCTATGAACCTCTCTACTGGTACTCTATTCAACGCTGTCAGGTATTCTGCTCTTACCTCCCATGCAAACGAAGGATTCTGCATAACGAAAGGATCGAATGCCATAGTTTGAAACAATGTCATAGCAGCTTGCTTATCTATCTGTGGATCTAATGCTGTCATATCTAACTGCATCTTCGCTTCATACATGCCTGCCATTGATTCCGGACTAGGGAAATGCTTCATCGAAGGTCTACCCATTATCCTTGACCATGTTTCAGGAGGCATATGCTCTTCATACTTCTGGCGTATATCAGTCAATAGGATACCGAATATGTTCTGCACCCTAGATCCCAATAATCCAAACTTCTGCTCCCCTTGCTGTATTACTGCCAATGTTCCCCTAGCAGTAGGCCTAGAAGCTGTCTCCTTACCAAGCATGGCCGGCGTTAGGTACGTCAATCTCTCAATAAGCTCCATCACGAGTTTTTCTTCCTGAAAAGAAACAGACAAACCTTGGGAGGGGAAAGTCGGAAACCTTACATCTCGTTCTGGGTCATCTAAGGGAATACCCGTAGCCGGCCCTGCAATGATGCGGCGGGGAGTGGTACCCGCAGCGGCGCGATAAAAGAAGAAAGGAGCAATAGACATATTACCCGCGTCTATCCTCTGATTATGTATAGCATCAAGCTCTTCATGTAGATTCCATACTAACCCTGGCACAGATTTGCCGTATACGCGCCCAGGGCGCCTCAGGAAGGGTCTTATTAACCAACTAGACCTTCCTACCTTAGAAATAGCATGAAGGGGCTTACCGCCCAAATACTGCTTCGTGTCGGCTACTGTAAAGAACACACATGCTTCTCTTCTGCCATCATCGTTAATATCATACATTATCTCTGATTCATAACACTTAATCTTGTAATTGTCTGGCAAGGTAGAAATGGCAACTGTACCTTCTGCATCCATCCGGGCTTTCTCAGTATCTCTTATCTCAGGTACATCGATAGCTCTGGATTTAATAGTATTCAAATCTACTTTATCACTAAGAACACCGTCTAACTGCATCTCTTTGAGTTCGGCAAGCGTGTACCATCTCTCATCTATGATATTAGCCTTATCTTCCCAATTGCGTTCTGTACTATTAGCGTCATACGGAAAATAAACATATTCCAAAGGCCTCAATTCCAAGAAACATCTCTCGCGCTTAATATAGTCGTATTGAATAACATATTCTAACTTCCCGCTCATAATAGCTTCAGGAGTAACTTCTTTTGGTATCTTCCGAGTAACATATGTCCAGTAAGGCTTCCATATCTTCTTAATGGCTATTGTGCCGTCTATTATAAGCCTGTGCAGCATATCATCAACAATATCGTGCATACCCATGTCCGTACTTACTACCCAACTCATAACGGTCTTGTTCATCTCAGCTACTTTGATATCGTGCTCTTCAACGCCTTCCCATGTCACGCTCTTCTCGTTCCAAGTCATACCATATAGTTTAGAATGAAGAAGATCACATGCAACGGTTGTAACCATAGTAGAGATATTGCTACTGTCCGGCCATGGTACAGTCTTAGGATCTTTGATACCCTCGTACTGGCGTATATACTTTGCCCTATTAACCATGTACCCTGCCCTAGAATTAGAATAGTCCAGAACAAGATCATCGATATGCTCAGATATCTTCTTAGCCATCTCTCCAGTAGGCGCTATATCAAATTGAACAGAAAGGTTGTCATCTCTATCCTTGGCCTCTTCTTTCTTAGACTCATCAGATTTATTGAAAAGCTCTTTAATCTTAGACTTAACCGTCATAACTCCCTCCTTAATCCAATGTCAAACTGCCTCTGTATACGCTGCTTGCTCAAGGCACTACTTTTTCTCTTTTTCACTTCACTCAAAAAAACCCTTCCTTTGTAAACTGTCTTCCGTCTATACTCGTCACTCCCAACATTGTATACTTTGTTAGGCCCTGAAATTGTTTTAACCTTAGCTCCATTTTCAACAGCCTGTTCAAAACTCATAATAACTCCCCTGCCACTATAGCACCAATCGAAACCCATACTGTCTTATTGAAAACCATATACAATCTCTTAATACCCA